TCAGCAGGCAGCCGGCGGCGCCGATGGCCAGGGTCAGCTTGTCGCAACCGAAGCCCTTGAGGTCTTGCGTGGCGAACTGCTGGCACAGGCTCTTGCGGGCCGAGTCGCGGTCAAAGTCCCACGGCGCTCGACGACGGGCGCCCGGGCGCTTTTCGGCAGGCAGGCCCTGAGGCCAGTCGTCGGGGATCAGCAGTTCCACAGGGTTGATGCGTTCGAGCTCTGCCAGCAGGTTCTCCCAGCCCTTGATCTCCTGCACGGTGAAGTTGCCGCTGGTGATGTCCAACACGGCCAGGCCGAACAAGCGCTCGTCACCCAGCAGCGCGGCGATCAGGTTGTCGCGGCGCTCGTCGAGCAGCGCTTCGTCGCTGACCGTACCGGGGGTGATGATGCGCACCACCTGGCGTTCCACCGGGCCCTTGCTGGTGGCGGGATCGCCGATCTGCTCGCAGATCACTACCGACTCGCCGAGCTTGACTAGCTTGGCCAGGTAGCCTTCCAGCGAATGGAACGGAATCCCGCACATGGGAATGGACTGCCCCGCCGACTGCCCGCGGGCGGTCAGGGTGATATCCAGCAGTTTCGCGGCCTTCTTTGCATCTTCATAGAAGATCTCGTAGAAGTCGCCCATGCGGTAGAACATCAGCTGGTCTGGGTGCTGGTTCTTCAGCTTCCAGTACTGCTGCATCATCGGGGTGTGTGCGGAGAGATCAGACATTCGGGGCCTTGAAGCAGATGGTCTGGTGGCAAATTGCGAAACCGGCAATGGTACAGGCTTTTTCCGAGCGCTGCAGGTTTGCGGGGGAGTCGCACGGGGGCGTGTCCGGGCTTGCATTGCGCCGTGCGCGGCTGCATTATGCACGCTATGCAAAAACGCAATGTAGCTTCCACCCTCAAAGCGCTGCTCGATCGCCACGGCCTGTCCCCGACGGAGCTGCATCGGCGCACGGGCGTACCGCAATCCACGCTCTCGCGCATTTTGAGCGAGAAGATCGTCGACCCTTCCGACAAGCACGTGTCGAAGATCGCCGACTACTTCGGCATCAGCACCGACCAGCTACGCGGCCGGGCCGAGCTGGGCGCGTCGCGTGAAAGCGCAGCCGTCGCAGCCGGCCATTCGGCGTTGAGCGACATCAGCCTGTGGGATGATGAAACCCCCGTCGAGGACGACGAGGTCAGCGTACCCTTTCTTCGTGAGGTCGAGTTGGCAGCAGGATCAGGACGATTCGTCATCGAAGAGAGCGAGCACGCGCGCTTGCGTTTCGGCAAGCGCAGCCTGCGCCACAACGGTGTGCAGTTCGACCACGCCAAGTGCGTGACGGTGCGCGGCAACAGCATGTTGCCGGTGCTGCGCGACGGCGCGACGGTCGGGGTCAACACCGGGCGTTGCAGCATTGGTGACATCATCGATGGCGACCTCTACGCCATCAACCACAACGGCCAACTGCGGGTCAAACAGGTGTACCGCCTGCCTACCGGTATTCGCCTGCGCAGCTTCAATCGCGACGAACACCCTGACGAAGACTACAGCTTCCAGCAAATGCAGGATGAGCAGATCAGCCTGCTGGGTCATGTGTTCTGGTGGGGCATGTACGCCCGCTGAGCGACCCATTTGCACAGAAAACCCGCTTCGGCGGGTTTTTTTTCACCCTCAGAAAATCCCTACAAGCCTTGTAGTGCATAGCCTGTATCTCAAGCCGGTCAGCAACCGGTTGTTACACAGGCAGCGATGAACAGGCCTTGACTGTTCAGAGGGTTGGCAACTGGCCCGGGTGTGCAGCGTAAAGCACCACGAACAGTTATCTGGCGGGCAGGCGGCCGCGGTCGGAGTCATCAATTCGAAGCGCAATCGCACGGCGTCACCAGTCGTGGCCTGCGGTTGGACAACGCATTACTGAAGGGCCTGGCGAACCGGGCCCTTTGGAATGTCGCGTATCTCGTGACGACATCTCACACACAACACGTCCCGCTGGCATGCCGCCAGTGGGCATCACACAGGAGACAGGACAGTGACGAACGAGCAACAGACGTTGCTGGAAATGCCGCTCTGGCTGGTGATCGTCCTGGCATTGCTGGGCGGTCTATCCGGCGAGATGTGGCGCGCCGACAAGGCGGGTGCCCGTGGCTGGGGGTTGATCAGGCGGCTGGCGCTGCGTTCCGGGGCCTGCATGGTCTGCGGGGTATCCACAGTCATGCTGTTGTATGCCAGCGGCATGTCGATCTGGAGCGCCAGCGCCTTCGGTTGCCTGACCGCCATGGCCGGCGCCGATGTGGCCATCAACCTTTATGAGCGCTGGGCGGCCAAGCGCCTGGGGCTGCAAGGCCCGGCCGAGGGGGATCGACCCTTGAAGGAGGAAGCATGAGCCAACTGGCGACGTTACAGGCGACTCTCACCGCCGCCATTCGTGAGGCGATGCCGGATCTTGCGTCGGTTGACGCGGATTCCACTGTAGGAAATGGCACTGCGCTACCCGCGCTGCGCCACGGCATCGTCAGCATGGTGGCCGACGCTGCGCCTCGCGATGGGCGCTCGGTGCTGGCCGTCACCTTCGAGGCCGATATCACCCCGGACAGCGCCAGCGGCGACGCTCGCCTGCAAGGCAGCGAGCTGGCGGCGCAACTGATGGACCTGCTGCGTCAGCAGCTCTGGGGCCTGGAGTTCGTCGAATCGACGCGCAACGTGCAGGCGCAGTATCAGGATGCCCAATGGAAGGTGCGTTGGGAGCAGCCGGTGCTGCTGGGCGATCCGCATTGGGACTGGCCCGACCAGCCACCAGGTAGCCTGCTGCTGGGCTTTGCCCCGGACACGGGCGCGGGCAACGAAGACAAGTACATCAAGCCGGAGGGCCTGGCATGAGCTACGCCAGCGCTATGCACGACCGCATGCTGGCCAGCGTACTGATCCCTTGCCGGGTAGTCGCGGTGGACCTGGCCGCCGCCCGCGTGCGGGTGTCCGATGGTGATGGCTGGACCAGTGCCTGGGTGCGCTGGCATTCCTTGGCCGCAGGCAAGGCCCGGCACTGGCGCGCGCCAAGCCTGGACGAGCAAGGGGTGCTGGTCAGCCCCAGCGGCGAGCCGGCCCAGGGCACGTTCGTGCCGGGGCTGTACGGCAACGCCGGTACTGCGCCGGACAACCGCGATCACATCGAAGCCTGGCATTTCGACGACGGTGGCTCGCTGAGCTATGACTGGCAGGCCGGGCGCTATGACATCCAACTGCCTGCCGGCAATGCCACGATCACGGTAGGGGCGAGCACGCTGCTGGTGAACGACGGCGCCATCACCCTAAAGGCTACGGCCGTCACCGTGCAAGGCACGTCCATCACCCTCGACGGCCCGGTCGCCATCAACGGCGTACTCAGCGTCAGCGGCGACATCAACGGCGGCGGACGGATCCTCGACACTGCAGGCAACACCGCTAACCACAAGCACTAGGAAGGTTGCACACATGCTCAAGGACCTGCGTTGCGGCAAGTGCGCGCGATTGCTCGCCCGCACGGGCAGCTTTACCGAATTGCAGATCAAGTGCCCCCGTTGCGGCACGCTGAATCATGCCCGGGCCACGAGCCCCGAGCGATCGCCTGAGAGCGACATGACCGCGGCTGCGTCCGCGTCCCATCCCTCGCTGCAATAAACAGAAGGCGCCTGCCGGCGCTTTCTGCCATCAGGAGAACGCTATGCATATCCACGAACGGGATGCGCCTGCGTCGGGAGGTGCCCCTTGATCGGCATGGACCGCCGTACCGGGCAACCCTTGAGCGGCGTTGCCCATCTGCGCCAATCCATCGAAGACATCCTCACCACGCCCCTCGGTAGCCGGCGCATGCGCCCCGAGTACGGCAGCCAACTGCGCCGTTATGTCGACCTGCCGGTCAACCAAGGCTGGAAAAGCGCGGTACAGGCGGAAGTGGCCCGCGCCCTCGGGCGTTGGGAGCCGCGCCTGAAGCTTGAACGGGTGCGGGTGGTGTCGGTGCTCGACGGCCAGGTCAGCCTGGCCCTCAGTGGCCGTTACCTGGGCGACGACATGTTGCTGGAGGTGAGCGTATGAGCCAGGTCGATCTGTCGAAATTGCCAGCCCCGCAACTGCTCGAAGACTTGGATTTCGAGGTGCTTTACCAAGAAGACCTGGAGACCTTCCGCACGCAACTGGGCGAGCGTTGGAACGCCAGCCTGGAAAGCGATCCGGTGACCAAGCTGCTGGAGGTAGGCGCCTACCGCAAGCTACTCAACCGCGCGCGCATCAACGATGCAGCCAAGTCACTGTTGTTGGCCTATGCCCAGGGTAGCGACCTTGAACACTTGGCGGCCAATGTCGGTTTGCAGCGCCTGGTGATCCAGGCCGAAGACCTGACTGCCACGCCGCCGGTCGAGGCGTTGCTGGAACTCGACGATGCCCTGCGCGAGCGGGTGCAACTGGTCTATGAAGGTTTGACCACCGCCGGCCCACGTAACAGCTACATCCTGCATGCCCGCAACGCCTCCGGGCAGGTGGCCGACGCTACCGCCGAGAGCCCGTCGCCGGCAGTGGTGGAGGTCAGCGTGTTGAGCCTGGAGGGCGACGGCACCGCCAGCCCCGCATTGGTTGCCGAAGTGGCGGCCTACCTCAGCGACGACGACATCCGTCCGGTGGCCGACCGGGTTCAGGTACGCAGTGCCGAGATCCTGCCGTATCGCATCAATGCGGTATTGCACATGGCCGGCGATGGCCCGGAGCACGAAGCCATCCTGGCCGAGTGTCGACGGCGCTTGCAGGCCGGGATCAATCCGCGTCGGCGCCTGGGCGTCGAAGTGGCCCGCTCGGGCATCGATGCGTTGCTGCACATCGACGGCGTCAGCCGGGTCGAGCTGATTGGTTGGTCCGATCTGCAGCCAAGCAAGGCCCAGGCGGCCTGGTGCATCGGCTTCGACCTGACCCGTGGAGGCTGACATGCAAAGCCTTCTGCCGTTTAACCGCACGCCGTTGGAGCGCGCCCTGGAAGTTGCTGCCGACGAGGACCTCAAGGCCGGCCTGCGCACCCTCTACAACCCCGATACCTGCCCTGCACACCTGTTGTACCAACTGGCCTGGGCTTGGTCGGTGGACCGTTGGGACGACAGCTGGAGCGAGGCGATCAAGCGCTCGGTGATCCGCTCGGCGTTCTACGTGCATGCCCACAAAGGCACCTTGGGCGCCCTGCGCCGCGTGGTGGAGCCATTCGGCTACCTGATCGAGGTGCGTGAATGGTGGCAGTTAGACCCACCCGGCGTGCCCGGCACCTTCGCCTTGAAAGTCGGGGTCGAGAGCGCCGGTATCGACGAAAGCACTTTTCTCGAACTCAGTCGCCTGATCGAGGACGCACGGCCGGTCAGCCGTCACCTGATTGGTCTGGACATCAGCCTGGAAAGCCTGATCCCGGCCTATCAGGCCCTGAGCGTCAGCGATGGCGAGATGCTCGAGGTGTTCCCCTGGGAAGCGGCGGACATCGACGTACACCTGGTTGCCAGCCAACAGCTGAACGACCACACCCTGGACATATTGGACATTTACCTCAATGGCTAACTCAACCACTCAATTCGGTGGGTTCCTGACCAATGTCGGCATCGCCCAGCAGGCCAATACTGCCGCGCTGGGGCTGCCTTGGAACATCACCCACATGCTGATCGGCGATGCCGGCGGCGAACCTTCGCAAACCCCCGACCCAACGCCTAAAGCGACACAGGACGCCTTGGTGCGCCAGGTCTACCGGGCGCAACTCAACGCGCTGTACCCATCGCCTGCCGACCCCAATGTGCTGGTGGCGGAGCTGGTGCTGCCACCGGAAATCGGCGGCTGGTGGATCCGTGAGCTGGCGCTGGAGGACGCCAGCGGCAACTTCATCGCCGTGGCCAAGCCTGCGCCGAGCTACAAGCCGCTGCTGGCGCAAGGCTCGGGGCGTACCCAGACCATCCGCATGCACGTGGTATTTGGCAACCAGGCCAATGTCACCTTGAAGATTGACCCGAGCGTGGTGCTGGCAACGCGAGACTACGCCGACAAGGCGCGGGAAGCGGCCGAGCTGTACACCCGCAACCAGCTCAAGGCGCATGTCGAAGCGCCAGACCCCCACCCGCAGTACCTGCGCCGTGCGGATGTGGCCAAGGACGCCGGACAACTGGCCTGGCTGGGCACCGCCACTGGCACTGCCAATGCACTGGTGCTCAAGCTCAAGAGCACCGAATCGACCCTGGCCGCTTATGCGGCGGGCCAGCGCTTCCAGTTCCAGGCCAGCGCCAGCAACACCGGGGCGGTGACGGCGCGTATCAACATCCTGGCCGCCGTGGCTGTGAAAAAGGCCGGTACTGCTGGTCTGGTGGACCTGGTGGCCGGTGATATCCGCGCTGGCGCCCTGTACGACTTGAACTACGACGGTACCTACTTCCAACTGGGTGGCGGCGTTAGCGCCGGGAAGGCATTCGAGCGCTTTTCGTTCGAGGCCTCTGTGGGGCAGACCACGTTCAACCTGCCGCACACCATCGGCAGCACCATCGTGCTGCGCAACGGGCGCGAGGTGACCGATTACCAGTCGGATGGGCAGAAGATTGTCTTCCGTACGGCGTGTGCGCTGGGTGATTCGGTGGAGATCCTGGCGTTCAGTGCCTTCCAGACGGCCAACAGCTACACCAAGGCTGAAGTGCAGGAACTGGTGAAGACCGCACTGGCGCTGCCGGTCGGGACCATGTTGCCGTTCCCGCGCGGCACCGTGCCGCCTGGCTTCCTTGAGGTCGATGGTAGTGCGCAGAGTGCTTCTGTTTA